GGATAGGAACACCTCAATAAATAAAGGAGACCTTTCTATGAATATAATTCATAAAAACACTGCATGTAAACGATTACGTGGTTTAGGTTTAGAACAACAAGACGCATTATTTTTGCTGGACACTATTGAAAAATGGAAGAAAGCTAACGGTTCCGACTGGACAATATCGAGATTAAAATCTCTAAAAGTCGCTTATATAAATAAGCTGGCCGGTTCAAAGGATATATTTAAAGATATACCATGGGTAGCACATCATGCAGATTCCCCGAAGGGACCCTTTAAAAAGGTTTTTAGGATGAAGAAGGTGCAGAAAGCAATTTCTGTTCTAATGGTGTATACCAGTGAAGTATATGATACGATGACTCAAAAACAGTGGAAGAAATTCCATGAAGGTGTAACTAGTACCTTAACGCCGACAACGAAGTTAAACGTTGAAATTATTGGAGAGAAACTGAAAACTTATGTTTCTAACAATTGGGCGGGTAAAAAGAACACTCAGTTTAAAGAGTATTACGACAATTACAAGCAATGGGTAAGCGAAAGCGTAAAGAGTCCTATTGTGAAATATACAAGTATAACTAAATTCAAAATTGCATCAGCTGAGAGAACTATCGAGACATTTGTCGATAGCTTAGCGCATCCCTTAGTGCAAGACTTTCTGGTTGGGCGTGGTGTAAAACATAACCCCGCAAACGATATTTCGAAGAGAAATCTAGAAATCGTTCAATCAGTAGCCATCAATGTAGGTGAAGATGACAATGAGAAATTAGAACAAATCGCAGGTAGAATTGGGTTTATCCAAGAACCAGGCGGAAAGCTACGTAGTGTGGCGAATCCTTTTACAGGGATTCAATACTGTCTGTCACCACTCGGTACATATTGTTATCAACTCCTTAAAAAGATTAGAGAAGATTGTACGTTTGATCAAGACAAAGCTACGGCTGACGTTCAGGAATTCTGGAAAACACATCCAGGTAAAGAAATGATGTCTATAGACTTATCATCGGCAACGGATTTATTTCCGTTAGACCTACAGGTTCAAGTGTTAGAAGGATTAAATGTCCCTTCAAAACATATCAAACTGTTTGAGAAAGTTTGTCGTATGACATGGATATTACCGAATGCAATTCAAAAGCAATTTGGTGTGGACGAAGTAAGCTGGTCGCAAGGTCAGCCAATGGGTTTATATCCAAGCTTTGGTCTATTCGCTTTAACTCACCACGTGCTAGCACGGCAAACAAATCCTTTATTTTATCGAATCCTAGGAGACGATATAATGATTGATGCGGAAGCAGGTAAGAAGCTCGTAGATTTATACCAAAGTATAGGTTGTAAAATATCGATGGAAAAGACAATTAAGTCGAATGTCCTATGTGAATTCGGTGGAAAGTTAATAACACCAGAAAAATATTATATACAACCAAAATGGAAGATGCCAAGTGACAGATCATTTATAGATTTG